TTATAGCAAATCTTTTTCCATAAACGCAACTACTTCTGCTTGCTTCGAAGGATACAAATGGCTATAAGTATTTAAAGTTGTTGCTACATCAGAATGCCCTAATCGCTGGGCTACAACCAGCGGGCTAACACCTTTATTTATTAGATAAGAAGCATGAGAATGTCTAAACTCATGCATTACAATCTCTTTAACCATAGCAATCTTTAGATAGTTGTTGAATTTTTTATGTAATGAAGTTGTGGCGAGACTATCATAGAATTCACCAAAAACAACATAATCATTTTTAACTGGTGCTGTTAGTGCAGCATCTTTTTTTATACTTTTTAATAAATTCATTACAAAGTTAGGTAACATAATAATTCGATTAGAAGCTTTAGTTTTTGGTTCTGTAACTTGACGATTGTATTTAGTTTTGTGAATGTTAATGGTCTTTTCTTCGAAATTTATATCTTCCCAAGTTAAAGCTAGTAGTTCGCCTTTTCTTGCTCCACTATAATAAAGAGTTGAAAAGAATGCTTTATACATGGGCTCATCTACCACACTGATAAACTGTTTAAATTCTTCGAATTCCCAAAAGTTAATTCTTTTCTTTGATTCTTTTTGAAAATTCCCAGCAATTCTTGCTGGATTGGTTGTTAAACCATGAAATTTTATCCCAAAATTAAATATTGCTGAGAGTGTAGTGTGGAATTTTTTTAAATATTCCGCAGAGTATTCATTGATCATTTTGTTTTGATAGTCCATTACATGTCTAGGTGTGATACAGTCAATTTTCATTTTTCCAAATTCTTTCATTAAATGATTGTAGATGGCATTTTTTATGGTATTTATTGAAGATTGTTTCCTCCTCTGCGTATACCAATTAAAATAACTATCTGCAACGTGCTCAAATGTTAGATTGGAGTTGGATTCTTTTTCAACTAACATTTTAGCTTCTGCTTCACGTGCTTCTTTTTTTGTTTTAAACCCACGACGTTTTACTTGCTTGGTTGTCCCATCAAACTGACGGACTCTTACTACGAAGAAATATGTACCTCGTTTGTCATCCTTATAGATCACCATAGGGGTTCCTCCTTTATATAAAGAGTGATAATTCAATTTATTGAATAGATTATAGCTTGTTTGTTACCAAAAGAAAAGATGTCCCAATGAGAACATCTTAATAATGGATTTAAGTTTGAAGAAATAACCATTGGTAAACGGCTAATTTTATGTTATGCCATTTGTTAATAAAAGGAGTCAGTCCAATAAAAGAATCCGCTGCAATCTGCAACGGATTGTAGTCTTAGAAGTTTGAAGCAACTAAGACGTTTTGTGATGGAAATTCGATTATAACATATGACGTTTAAAAACCAAATGGACCTTATAGGATTTGAACCTATGACCGGACGGTTATGAGCCGTCTGCTCTGACCAACTGAGCTAAAGGTCCTTGTATGAATAGTATATCAGCGTGTACAAAAAAAGAAAAGGCACAATCAATATGAAAGTGTCTTTTCTTTCAGCTTAATATTCCTTTAAATAAATAGAGGTGTACCTCTTTTATCAGGATGTAAACACAACCTATAAAACAGAATCATCTTTAAATCCAGATTGTTAGCACACACAATAAAAAGAAGCGAGGTAAATATTTAGATAAACGCTATGTCACTAGTGCGATTGACATATTAAGCTCTTAATAATAAGAGAATCTGATTTATAGAATGTATCCACGTTTTTTATTGTACTACTTCTATTATGTACATGGTGTATTTTTTGGTGATTATGCAAAATTGCATTATTGCAGTTTCTATAAAACACAAAAAAAGACATCCAAATAAGGATGTCTACGAAATTAAACCATCTTGCTTTTAATACCAGAAGAGTAAGGGAACTCAATTATTATTAAACCATCATATTGATAAAAACAGAAAGGATACTTTTATATTATCATATAGTGCTATCTGTTAATGTTGATAAAAAATAAAAGCTAATTTTTGGGAAAGAGATAAAATTTAATAATTGGCTGGGTGTGGATTTTTCGTAATGGCTGGTTTTGTATCACTAAAATTGAAATATACTAACAAAACAATGGAGGAATGGGAAACAATTGTCATTTTAGAGAAACAATTGTTGAAAAAATCAAAAAAGACAATTATTTTAAAGGGGATTGTGTTATATTGGGTGCGTATATCCAATTATGGAAGAGAATTTGCAGTTTCGAAAGTTTATGAAATTAACAAAATAATATTATTGAACATAAATATAGACCCATAGAAGCGTGTGTAAAAGTGTTGTGACCACAATTACACCGTTCCCTAACCGTACCTTAGGAAACACTTGCCTCGTATGAGTCCATCTTATTATATCATACATTAGCAATGTTCCTTATTGAAAAATAAGTTAGGATGGAAAGTTTATGTTCGGAGAAGGGGGAAGTGAATTTGCAACATGTAATGGATCAGTTGTTGAAAAGAATAGAATTTTGCGGATATTCAAGAAGGAATTTTGCTGAGAAAATCAAAGTAAGTCGTGAAACATTCAGGAGAGGACTTACTTGTGAATATGAAATGGATGTAGCAGTATTTTTTCAATCCATTGAGATTTTATTTGAGCATCCAACTGAAAAAAGAAAAATCATAAGAGAATTTTTCAGTATGTGTGAAAGTATCTCTAACCTTGAAGTGGCTTTAATATATTGTCAGGTTCAAGGTGAATATAATCTGATGCAACATTTAATAAAAAAGCATGAAAGTAAAAAGAATTTAGGAATTTTCTTTAGCATATATAAACTTTTTAATAAGAGGAATAAAAATGAGTTAAAAGGACAGGCACTGCACGATGAATTGAACAAGCGGCGTTTTTCTTCGAATCCACATTGCCAGGTGATGGTAAATATACTGTATATGCTAGCATTAGCTGATAAGCCGAATAATAACGCCATTATTGAATATGTAGACGCTGTAGAAGCAAATTTAAAAAAAATCAAAAAAGGTCATATTAAAGATTATCTTAGTATGCTAGCAAATGAAAGAAAAGCATACATGTATCTTTGGAGAGTGCAACTTGATGAATGTAGGGAAACATGTTATAAAATAATTAACTCTTCCCTAGATATTCCAATTGTCAAAGCGACATCATTATGTTGCGTTGGTGAATCTTACCAGTTCGAGTCGCCGATTATGTCTGAAAAGTTCCTAGAACAATCTATTAAAAAATTAGAAGAAGTTAATGTCCCTGTAAAAACTCAAAAGTATATAGCTTTTCAAACTACATTGGCGCATGTAAGGATAACTAACAATTTAAACATTGATAAGATTGATGTTACGGTAATTCATGAAAATGAACAGGCTAATTATGAATATAACTATGGTGATAGAGAGTTAGGAGTTTCAATGTTTGAACAGATGAAAAGAAAAGGATTTACTCCTTTTCAACGTCTTTCTTATTCAAAATGTATTGGTGATATGGAAGGAATTAAACAAGCTCTACTCGAATTTGAATTAGCAGGGTTAAGTTTTTATGGACAGTTATGTAAGGATATTTTAATGAACAAAGGGGAAGTGCTACAATGAAAAAGAATTTAATTGCACTTTTAATGTGCGTAGGGATATTAGGATTCGGATTATTTGGAGAAGTTAATCAGCTAGAAAAAACAAATCCAGTTCAGTATATGATGACTGATCCTGGCGGAAGTTAATATAGTTACTATAAAAAAGAAAGTCGCTACTTCGGTAGCGGCTTTCAGTGCGTTTAAGGAGTGACACAAATAAAATCACACGTCGTAAAACTGTGTCGCCTGATTTTTGATTAAAATGAATAGGAGGAATTTTAATGTTAAACACTGTAGAGGTAGATGTTAAAGAAAAAATAAGTGAGTTAGTTGAACTTGCATATAAAGGAGATCAAGAAGCAATTGAAAAAATAATCAAAATAAAAAAAGAACTTGGTGGAAGTTAATCTGCCAAGTTCTTTTTTTATAGATCATTGATCATATTTATAATTTTGCTTCGTTTATCAGCAGGAAGCTGATTAATACGTTTCATGATATCTTCAACATCATCTGTTATTTTTTTTGATGTTTCTTCATCAAAAGTTTTATGCTTTGAAAGCCCCATAATATAATCAGCGGAAACGTTTGTAACACGAGCTATATTTTCTACCGTTTCCCTACTAGGTTCACGTTTATTTGATTCATATAGCGAAATCATTGTGTAGTTTACACCGACAGCATCTGCAAGTTCATTTTGTTTCATTTTTAAAGATTTACGAACCTCTTTAATACGACTACCAATAGTTTCAGACATTATTAAACCTCCTTTTAACTTTACGTTTATTTCTCTCTTTGTTATATATAATGTACAATAAAACTTTGCTTAAAGACAAGTTTTTTTATTTTTTTAGAAAAGATACTTTGCAACAAGCAAATTTAATTGTACAATGTGTTTAACAAAAGAAAGATAAAGAGAAAAAGACAAACAAAAACTTTGCTACTAGCAAATTTATTTTCCGTCAATAACTTTGCTAGTAGCAAAGGTTAGGGAGGTATATAGTGTGGATACTGAAAAAGACTTATCTGCTCGAGAAGCAAAAAAGGCTTACATGCGAGCCTGGAGAGCAGCTAATAAAGAAAAGGTTAAAGCAACTCAGGAACGATATTGGAAAAAAGTGGCGCAGAAAATGAATATGGAAGAAAGCGAAATTAAGAATGATTACAATCGCAATTGGTATCAGAAAAATAAAGCTAAAAGAAACGATTACATGCGAGATTATTACCAAAAGAAAAAACAAAATTCTTAAGGTAACTGAAAGGAGGCGATAACAAAATGATAGAGGAAAGCACGTTTTCGTTGATGATAGTCGCACTTGTGATTTGTATAGTTCCTTTAGCAGTTTGTTTTTTGGACAAGCCAATTGAAAAGTTTATAAAGGATGATGAGCGAGATGTATAAAAACCTATTTATTCTTCGAAGAGAACATCGTATGACACAAGAGGATGCTGGGAAGTTGGTAAATATATGCCAGCAAACATATTACTTAAAAGAAAAAGGGAAACGTGATTTTACTCTTACAGAAGCAAAATTACTCGCAAAACATTTTAAAACAACAGTAGACGAACTATTTGCGAAGTGATTAGAGGGGGATTTTAATGAAAAACGGTAAAAAGTTAACCAAGCGTGAAAAGGTGCACCTTAAATCATACAAATTGAATCCTGAGAGTTGGTTAATCTTTAAAAAGGTAGATGGGGAATTACATTTAGTTCATCGTCATACGAACTCAATACGAGTCATTCCAAGTGCGTAGGATGGACAAGCATTATTAAAAATGAGGAGGATTTTATATGGACCAATTAACACCAGTAAATGAACAAGCAACATTATCAAGTTTGGAAGTAGCAAAGATGGTAGGGAAGCGGCATGATAATTTAATGGCAGATATCAAAACGCATATAGGTTATCTAAGTGAAGATGACGCCCTGAAAAGTCAGGTGGTTGAATATTTTAGGCAAAGCACGTATTTAGATAAGAAAAATGAGGCGCGCCCATGTTATAACATCACGAAAAAAGGCTGCGAATTAATTGCTCATAAAATGACAGGTAAGAAAGGGACATTGTTTTCCGCTTCTTACATAGAACGATTTCATCAAATGGAACAACATATAAAAAAGCAAAATGAAATCCCTACTGACCCATTCAAACAAATCGAACTAATTGCAGCAGGAACAACCAACTTAAACAATCGAGTTAGCAAGTTAGAACATGTTATTGAAGAACAATTAACTATTGATTTTGGACAACAACGAGTAATAGAGAAGGCAAAAGGTAGACGTATCTATTTTCTATGGGAGCACGGCCATATTGATAAAGAGGTTCATGGCACTACACGTAAGTTGTTTGGTTTGTTAGGTAAGAATTTAAAAGATGCATTTGATGTGAATAGCTATCGAGATATTTTAAAGAAAGATTTTGATGAGGCTTTAAAGTTTATTGAGGGCTGGAGACCAATGATCTAATTATCTAAAAGGAGGACCATTACGTGGAGATGATAACAAACAAAGAAGTGTTTAGAAGTATTGAAAAGAAAGCAAAACAACTTAGGTTAGTTCCTGATCAATTACAGGTGGAGCAATTAAAAAATGTTTTTCTTTTTAAAGAATATAAGGGTGAGTACATCTGCGTTTATTCGTGTGATAATCAAATGCATTTTGTTTCTGAAACATTTGGAAAAGGTAAAATGACCAATCAAGTCGGGTTTTTTAAAGTTTTTGGTGAAGAGTGGAATGAATATCCATATAAAATGATTGTTTTTAATGCAATTGCTTGGTACAAGCGATGGTTAAAATCGAATTTCAAAGATATGGACGAATTGTATGACCGAAAGAGAAGTTTACAAAAACAGCATGAATGGTTAATGGAGATTATGGAAATACAACGTGCCAGTGAAAAACTACTTTTCATTAATGAAGTTAATAATGTGTTAAACAGAGTGAAGGAGCAAATTTTAAGTATAGGCAAGCAGGTTATTGATATTATTCATGTTTGGGATTTTAGTGTCGATGAGGTGTGTGCTCTTCTTGGAGGGAATGCAATAGAAGGTCAACGGCTATATAAAGAATATCGAGAAGATAAAAAACAGCAAGAAACTTTTAAAACATTTATGGAATATGCCTTGCATAGAGGACTAGAATATAGACATCGAAAAGGGCGAATGGAAGGTATATATGATTGCCCATCTTATGAAATGCCTATCTATTGGGCGGTAAATAACGTGATTTTGGATTTTATAGACAGTTCGCCCAAAGCGAAAGAAAAGATAAGCAATTTTTTAAAAAATGATTTGGGATTAACTATGTATAGAACAGTTGAAGATTTAGAAGGCAATATTTTAGGAGTTATAGAGGATGGTGAGAGTAATTAAAAAAGTAACTTGCGCCAACAAGTTACCCTACTGAAATACCCATGAAAAAATACTTAGAAAAATTATAACATACATGTCCATTTTATGAAAAGAGGGGCATGATTATGCCCCTTAAATACAAGAGGTGTTCTATATGAGTAAGTTAATCATAAACGAAGAACCGTTACTGGTTCTCCCATCATTAGCAAAGAGTATCGGGTTAAATGAAGCAGTCTTTTTACAGCAGATACATTACTGGTTAAATCGCTCTAATCATTTTTATGATGAAAGACGTTGGATATATAACAGTGTTGTTGAATGGTCTAAACAATTTCCATTTTGGAGCGAGAAGACAATTAGACGTATTTTGAAAAATTTAGAAGAAACAAATGTTTTATTGACAGGTAATTATAACAAAATGAAATTTGATAAAACCAAATGGTACACCATTGATTATGATAAATTGCGTTCGCTCGAAACGGTAAACGATGTGGACAATCTGACCAGAAGAAGTGGTAAAAGTGACCAGGTGCTATCGGACAAGTTGACCAAACCAATACCAGAGAATACACAGAGACTATCTACAGAGATTACAAAATATATAGTCGAGATAGTAAACTATCTCAACTCCACATGTGAAAAGAATTATCGTACCTCAACTAAGAAAACTCAAACATTAATAAAAGCAAGACTAGCTGAAGGCTATGTAGTTGAACAATTCAAGAAGGTTATTGATATAAAGAAATCCCATTGGTTTAAAGATCCTAACATGGATGAATATTTAAGACCAGAAACGCTATTTGGAACAAAGTTTGAAAGCTACTTAAATAGCAAACCAAAAACAAAGCAACATTTGGAAATGTCAGCTGAGGAACGGTTAAAACATTTCCAACAAGAAGCAGAAGACCAAGATGATTTGCCATTCTAGGGGTGTGCTAAATGGGGAGAGAAGAACTTTTTCAAAGAGTGTTCAGTAGCGAACGAGAAGTAAGAAACTCAGTCAGTGTAGAGGAATTAATGAAGGCTATGTCACTTGAAGAAGGTGCATGGTGTAAAACTTGTAAAATATTCGTTCCGATGATGCAGTTGCCTATCTACTTATTAAAGCATTTAAAAGATGCAAAAGTACCGGGTGTTAATTCCACGGGGAAAGTGCAACCAGTATGCCCTAAATGCTTTAGGAAACCATCTGCGGAACAAGATGAGATTAGATATCAGGATGTTGTAGAGGCAGCACAAAAGAGAATGCAACGAGGAGAACAAAATCGATATTTAATGTCGACACCAGAAAGATATATCGATGCTACACTTGAGAACTTTGAAATGAGAGTGGGCGTTGAGAAGGCAGTTAAAGGTGCAAGATATTTCATTGAAAATATCTCAAAAAAGAAAGAAAAAGGGTTGTTTTTACAAGGTGGATTCGGATCTGGAAAAACAAGACTTTGTTATTCAATTAAACACACTTTAGAGAGTATGGGTCCTAAAGTAATTGTATATAACGTGACACAACTGTTAGATAGAATACGCTCTACATTTAGCAGTGATAAGGAAAGCAAAGCAGAAATTATGGCGTTACTCATGAAGTGCGATGTATTAGTACTAGATGATTTAGGAGCAGAAAAGCCTTCAGAGTTTGCAGCAGAGTTTTTATATACAATTGTTGATTATCGATACAGTACTTGGAGACGGATGATTATTACAAGTAACTGTAGTGATGAGGAACTACAGGAACGTTTGGGCCATTTGCAAGGTGGACGTATTTTAGACCGGTTAAGAGAAGGGTGTTATAAGATTCCAATTACGGCAGGGAGTGCGAGGTAATGGCAAATAATAAGAGTGGAGAAATACTTGATGGCATTAAGGAATTGCTGTGGAAATTAATAGTTAAAGCGAAAACTGATGAAAGAGTACGTGATTTTTTGGATGATTTTAAAAAAGTGTTAGAAGAGAATAAACATTCAGCTAAAGAGGAACTTTCGGTAGCCTTTGCAAGGTTACAAGAAAAACACTTTCCTAACTTTGAAGAAGGAGAATCCAAAAAATGACTAAAGAAAGAGACCAAGTAAAAGTTGGAGCTAACGTTCGAGAAATGTCAGATACTGAATTTATGAAGAAGTATGAAAGGCTTGTGCATCATTGCGTTTGGAAACGGTATGCGAAAAAAATGAAGAGTATAGAACATGATACGGGTTTAGATATAGAGGACTTAACTCAATTTGGGATGATAGGTCTTATTAAAGCAAGGGATAATTTTAATCTTGAGTATGGTTGTAAATTTTCAACGTATGCTGTTCCGAAAATTCTAGGTGAGATTGGACGAGCAATTCGAGATCATCAAAAGGTGAAAGTGCAACGAAATGTATACAGCATAAAAGGAAAAATTTTAAGACAAAACCTAGAAGATGAAACTCCAGAAGAAATAGCAAGTATCTTACAAGAAGATGTATCTGTAGTAAGCAACGCATTACATTATCAACCAGGTGCACAGTCCTTGAATAAAGTTGTACACCAGTCTAATGGGAATGAAGAATTAACCTTGGAAAGCATGCTAGAGGATAAAAAAGCAGAAAATGTTGAGGATGTATCGATTAATAGAATGGTGATACAGGCATTTAAATCTCAATTATCACATAAGGAACACATCGTATTAGATATGAGTCTACAGAACAGGACACAACAAAACATCGCAAATGAAATAGGGTGTAGTCAAGTTCAAGTTAGTCGTATTCTGACAAAAATAAATAAAAGTGCTGTTCAGTTCGGTAAAGAGGGTGAGCTTCATGATTGAATCATAAAAAATGGAATATTCATTTACGTAAAGGTGAGAGTGGGAAAGAAAACTAAACCAAAGTGTTATTTTAATCGGAATGGCAGGTAATTGACCAAATCACCTGCCAAGTGCCTAAACAGTCCGGAGGGGTAAAGCTCCGTTATGAAAGAGTATAGCTGACTCGAGGGTAGTATGTGTAATGTAAAAAAGATTATTCGCAAGGGGGAATGTGAAATGAAAAGGCTGAATGACTTGGAATTTATACAAAACGGAATGGTGTTAGTGGATGTCGAGGGGCGAGAAGGTACGATTACAGGCATCAGGGAAGTAGAAGGATTCGGAACTTGGGTGCAATTCAACGGAAATCAAAAACAGGAAGTTATGTGGGATTGGAATCGTGTGCGTGATGATGTATTGGTGAAGGATGGAACTTATACCAACTAAACAAAATAGTTATTTGAATAGAAAGGGAGAACGAAATGAAAACATTCAATGTTACCTTTACTCAAATGAAAATGTATGAAGCAGTTGTTGAAGCGGAAACAATGGAAAAAGCAGTTGAAAAAGTTCGTAATTGCCATGTGCAAGAGGAAGATTTAATTGAGAAGGATATAACGATTAATGACTTGCGTGAGGTGCTAGTCAAAGAACAACAGTTCGAATGAATGATAAGCTGAAATCACGCAAGAAAGGGCTTGTTTTCAATTGAGAATACAATAAGTCTAGGGAGTGCTAAAACCGCTCGTTCAGGCTATAAATAGCGTTTAATAAGATTCGATTAAAATAATAGAGAGAAGGAAGTGTTGATGTGGCTAACTTAAAGAAAAAGAAGATAAAAAAAGCCATTGACCGACGTGCAAGAGCAATGGATAAGGAGAGAGTTACAAATGCATGGAGAAATATTTTTGTGCAAGCTGGCATCTTAAAATAAGTGAGGTGGCACACATAATGTTAGAGTGGCTAAAGGATTATCAAAAATTAGAAGATGAAATCATTTATTTGGAAAATGATTTATATAGAAGTAAACGAGAATTAAAACGCTGGGCTGGTGGTGATTTGTGGGAAGTACGTTTAACAGCTGAATCAGAAGGAGCGAAACTAGAAGATCGTATTGCTACTCGTGAACATGAATTAGCTTTAAAAATCAATGACATGTTTGATTTCAAAAAGGTAATTAGTACATTCCATGGTTTGGAACACAAGATCATGTATGGTAAGTATGTGGAGGGCAAAACATTGGAAAAGCTTGCTGAAGAGTTACATTATAGTCCGCGCTATATCTATAATAAACACGCGCAAATAAAGCGTATGATTGAATATGCTCAGAAGTTAAGTTAACAAAATGTTAAGTTCACTTCAGTTCATGTTAACTATTGCAAAAAGAGTTTATAGTAATAACATAAAGAATTGATGAAAGGGCAACTGGTGCACGGTTGCTCTTTTTTATTTAGGAAACCAAAACCATGTAAGAATGATAAAAACAAAGAGAATAAGTAGTATTTTTAAGAATTTCATAACGGCCTCCTTTTAAACTATATAAGAAATGGAATCATTTACAGGAATCATTGTAGACAGTAATGAATAGTTATAAACGTAGAATATAAGGGGAGGAACTATAATTCATGTTAAATGAAGAATTATTAGAAGCACTAATGAAATATCGAAGGTTTAACGGGAAAAATCCTGATATCCTACAAGTAAATCCAAAATATTTCAGAAATCTACTGGAAGAATTAAATTATCCAGAGTGGCTTATTAAAAAGAAAGAAGCAGAAACAGGAACGAAAAAAAGCTTATTAGGAATAGCAGTTGAGCTAACAGATACAGTAGAAAAATTCAAACTATAAAAAGCATCCAAAACGGGTGCTTTTTATTATGCAAAAAATTACATAGGTGGTGTAGAGATGAGTCTTATATTTCATAATGGAGATTTAAATAAGTTGGCAAGAGATACTTCACATGACAGTATCATTTTAAAAGTTGGTGAACAAGAGATTGTATCTTTGAAAAGTAATGGAGATATCTATGTCAAAGGTAGGCTTATTGAAAACGATAAAGAGGTTGTAGATGGCATGAGAGAGTTCTTGAGGTTATCTAGGTAAAGATAAGCGCAAACGTGTTGCATTTAAAAAGGATGGTGTTAAGTAAATGAGTCCAGATGAGATATATGTAAAGCAAATGGATGCGTGGATTAAAGAACAAGAGGCTAGAAGAGAACAGATTGTAGTAACAATTAAAACTAGCTCTGAGATTGTGGAACAAAACAAGATACAGTTGCAATGGTTAGATAAAGGTTTGGGTCTTGCTAAAGAAGAGTTCGAGACTTGGAAGAAAGAAAATAATTATAAGGAGTGTGAATCTAATTGATTACTGAAACAAGAAAAACAATATCAGGTACAGAGTATTGGGATAATGAAAAGAAGAAGAGTCTATTTGTTCCTACAGGTGAAGAACCAGAATTTGAAGTAACTGTTAATCCTGAGAGTATGATTGCTGATAAAGGATTTGCAACAGGAGGGTATTTGACTAAAGATACGTTGGCAATTGGTGAAGCAGGTACAGACCTTATCTTGAGTAATAAGACAATAAAAGAGTTACGTGAGTATGCTGATGAGCTAGGCATTGAGATTCCAGCTGATGTTAAAAAGAAAGAAGATATCATTGACTTACTATCATGAAATACTGTGAATTCAATGGCTGCCATAACAAGATAAGCAAAGGACGTTACTGTGAAGAGCATAAGCGTAACAAGCCAAGGAAGAAGAAAGATAAGAAGAAGATCTACCATCATGATAACAAATCATTCTATCGAACTGATGCATGGAAGTTTGTCAGGTCAAAGGTATATGAAAGAGAGAAGGGATGTTGTCAACGATGTGGACAGTTTGTCTTTGGTAGGCGTGCTCATGTTCATCACGTAATCCCAATCAAAGAAGACCAAACTCTTAAATTAGAAGAAAATAACTTAAGGTTACTTTGTCCAGTTTGTCATACAATCGAAGAAAATGAAGATAAACCGAAAAAAGTTTTTCCGAGTTATTTTGGAAGCCCCCCTATCAAAAGTTAAAAATTCCTCTCTGGGGAGGATAGGTAGCGTAGGGGGCATATCAATAGTTGCACCATTTTAAAAAAATGAAGGGGGTGTGAAAATGGCTCGAATGTCAAAGAAGAAAAAGTTGGAAATGCTAGATGTTGCAAGGGATGAAGAACGAAATAGAATCATAAAATTATTGACTGAAGATGACAATTTCACACCTTCCTTAGAACCATTAATTGATAATTATTTAGATGCTTTTATCATTTATAAAACAATGTTTGAAGAATGGAAAGCCGATGGTTTTGCTCCTACAAAAACACATAAAAACAAGGCTGGTGCAGTAAATGAAATGAAACATCCCCTCGCTCAACAAGTTGAAACTTGGAATGATAAGAAGAATAAAATGTTAGAAGCTCTAGGAATGACGAATAAGGGAAAAAGTGTACAAAAAACATCAAAAAACAATGGGAATATTCAATCAAATGAGCCGAAAGACGAATTAGCTGCTCATCGTGAGAAATGGCGGAAAACTAAATGATTATTACACCAGGCGTTAACTATGCTGATATGTATGCGAGTAACGTCATGCGTAATAAAAAGAAATACCCGAAGTCGATCATTCTTGCTGTAGAACGTTACAAGAAGTGGAAAAAGCGTAAAGATGTTTGGTTTGATGTGAATCGTGCAAATGAAATGTTGGATTTTGTTCAATCATTTGTTCGACATGTGAAAGGGCCACTTGCAGGTCAATTAATGGAATTAGAGTTGTGGGAAATGTTCATTTTTTCGAACATGTATGGTTGGTATCGTAAAAATGAAAAAGGAAAGATTGTTCGTGTTGTTCGGGAAGCTTATGTGCAAGTACCAAAGAAGAATGGAAAAACAATTATTGCAGCTGGTGCATTATTGTATTCGATGTATGGTGAAGGTGAACTTGGAGCAGATTGTTATTGTGCCGCTTCAGATTATGAACAAGCACAAAATGCAGCTGAACCAATAGCGCAAGCAATTGAAAACTCTGAGCCGTTGGCAAGACATACACAAATATACAAGGGGGTAAACGGAACAGTCAGCGGTGCAATGTATCGTTATAGTATTGATAATATTGCATATCAAAATAAATTTAAGGTATTAACTAAAAATACAAAGGGTCTTGAGGGAAAGAACCCTTATTTTGTATTGAATGATGAACTTCATGCACAAGAGAATATGGATATGTATGATAACTTAAAATCAGCACAGATTTCACGTGAGCAACCAATCATGTTGAATATTTCAACGGCTGGTAAAGGTTCATCTAGTGTTGGTATGCGTGTGTATAAACTAGCGAAAGATGCTCTCGAAGAAGATGACGATGATACTTTATTTGTTGCAATTTGGGAACCGAATAAAGGCTACGATTGGACAGATAGAAAAGTTTGGGAGATGGTTAACCCGAATATTGGTATCTCTGTTACTATGGAGACCCTTGAGACTGAATTTAAAAAAGCACAGAAATCGGCACATTCAAAAGCTGAGTTCCTTTCTAAGCACTTAAATGTTTTCGTAAATGGAGCAGATAATTATTTTGAAAAAGATCAAGTACAACATGTGCTTGTGGAAGATTTGGGTGATCTTACAGGTGAGACTTGTTATTTAGGATTAGACTTATCTAAAACAACGGATTTAACATGTGTAAGTTTGAATTTCCCCACCCATGATGAGGAAGGGAAATCAATCATAAAAGTTAAGCAAATGTACTTTATTCCCACTGATAACATTGAGTTTAGGGAAAAAGAGGATAATGTGCCATATACAGATATGGTAGAGCGTGGCTTTGTTACTTTTTGTGATGGAAAGATGATTGATCAGGATCAAGTTATGGAATATATCGTTGAATGTATGGATTTATACGATGTGCAACAAATAAATTATGATCCAGCGATGTCTCAAAAGTTAATAGAGAAACTTGAAAATCTTGGTTTAGAATGTATTGCGGTAAATCAGTATCCAAATGTTATGAATGCAATGCTTGATGATTCAGAAATACTAATTTATGAAAAGCGTTTATTTACAGACAATCCTTTATTTGTTTATTGCGCTCTTAATGTTGTAGTAGTAACAAATATTAATGGAATGAAGGCGCCAAGTAAGCGACAATCCAAAAAGAAAATCGATGGATTTGTTGCTTTTTTAGTTGCTCACAAAGAAACCATGATGATTATGGATGATGTGAGTGAAGAGGGGATGGATGAATTAATTGGTGAGATTTATAGATAGAAAGGCGGTGAGAAATTGGGTTTACGAGATCGTTTTTCAAATTATTTGTATCGAAAGTTAGAGAAGCGTGGTTTGTTTGATGAAATTTTAGGTAATAGCATTCGTTATGGTGGTAGGTATGTAAGCAGTGACAACATTTTAGAATCTAGCGATGTTTATGAGTTGCTACAAGATATAAGTAATCAAATGATGTTAGCTGAGATAGTTGTGGAAGATAAAGAAGGCAAAGAAATTAAAGATGATTTTGCTCTTAAAGTATTAAGGAATCCAAATAGCTATCTTACACAATCGGAATTCATTAAGTTAATGACCAATACCTATTTACTCCAAGGTGAAACCTTCCCAGTCTTGGATGGTGATCAATTACATTTAGCATCAAATGTTTATACGGAATTAGATAATAGGTTGATAGAGCATTTTAAAGTTGGTGGAGAAGAAATTTCATCCTTTATGATTCGTCATGTGAAAAATATTGGTGCTGATCACTTAAAAGGAAAAGGTATTCTTGATTTAGGAAAGGATACTCTTGAAGGGGTTATGTCAGCTGAGAAAACTTTAACAGATAAATATAAAAAAGGTGGTTTGTTAGCCTTTATGTTGAAGATGGATGCGCATATTAATCCTAAGAATGGTGCGCAGTCTATGTTAATCAAAGCAATTTTAGATCAATTGGAATCAATTGATGAATCAAGGTCCGTTAAAATGATTCCTCTTGGTAAAGGGTATTCAATAGAAACACTTAAGAGCCCATTAGATGATGAAAAGACCCTGGCCTATCTAAATGTATATAAAAAGGATTTAGGTAAGTTTTTAGGTATAAATGTGGATACATACACAGCTTTAATTAAGGAAGACCTTGAGAAAGCTATGATGTATTTGCATAACAAGGCAGTTAGACCGATAATGAAAAATTTTGAAGACCATTTGAGTCTTCTTTTTTTCGGAAAAAACTCGGGAAAACGTATTAAATTCAAGATTAATATCCTTGATTTCGTTACGTATAGCATGAAAACAAATATTGCATATAACATTGTTCGAACGGGTATTACATCACCAGATAATGTGGCAGATATGCTTGGATTTCCTATGCAAAATACACCTGAGTCACAAGCTATCTATATTTCAAATGACTTATCAAAAATTGGTGAAAAACAAGCTACAGATGATTCACTGAAGGGAGGTGATGGAAATGGCAAAGACAAAGGAAACACGGACATTTGACATCACCAAATTAAGTACCAGAGATGCTACGGAAGAACACCCTTCAAAGATAACGGGTTATGCAGCTGTATTTAATTCAAAGACAACTATTGATGGCTGGTTCGATGAAGTTATTGAACCTGGTGCATTTGCGCGTTCTCTTTCTGAGAATGGTGATATTAGAGCGTTATTCAATCATAACTGGGATAATGTCCTGGGAAGAACAAAAAGTGGTACATTGCTTCTAGAAGAAGATGAAAAAGGTCTGAAATTCGAAATTGAATTACCTAATACATCTGTTGGGCGAGATCTAGCGGAAAGTATGTCCAGGGGTGATATTAACCAATGCTCATTTGGATTTTGGATAACAGAAGAGAATTGGGATTATAATGTTGAACCAGCATTAAGGACCATTAAAGAAGTAGAACTTTATGAAATATCGGTTGTTTCAATACCAGCTTATGACGATACAGAAGTATCTTTAGTTCGCAGTAAAGAAATCGGAAAAGAAATAGAGCAACGAATGAAGATGATTAAACAAATAAATCAAATCCTGGAGGGAAAGTAAATGAACAAACAATTATTATTAGCATTACAAAAACGAAGCAATGAAAGATTAGTGGAATTACGTACAAAGGTTGAGAATCCTGAATTACGTGCTGAAGATTTACCAGCAATTCAAGAAGAAATTGATGAAATTAACAAACAATTACAAGAAGTTGCGGATGCTCTAGCAAATCTTGAAGATGATGGTGAAGGTGAAGACGGAAACGGAAACGAAGATGATGAAGAAGGTGCTGGGGAATCTGATACTGAAGGTTCTGGAGAAGGTCGTACTGGAAATCCTGAGGGCGGCGAAAACAGAACTGGTTTAACAGCAGAACAACGTCAATCAGCAATGACAGCTATTGCAACAGGTCTTTCTACTCGAGGTCATAAAACTACTAAAAAGAAAGAAAAAGAAATTCGTTCAGCGTTTGCTAATTTTGTAGTTGGTCGAATTAGTGAAGCTGAAGCTCGTTCACTTGGTATTGAAGCTGGGAATGGATCAGTAACTATTCCAGAAGTCATTGCTTCTGAAATTATTACGTATGCTCAAGAAGAGAACTTACTACGTAAATATGGTTCAGTTCATAAAACAGCAGGTGATATGAAATATCCTGTTCTTGTTAAGAAAGCAGATGCAAATGTACGTAAGAAGGAACGTAAAGATAGTGATGAAATCGTAGCAACAGATATTGAATTTGATGAAGTGTTACTTGATCCAGCTGAGTTTGATGCACTTGCTACTGTTACTAAAAAATTATTGAAAATGACAGGTGCTCCAATTGAACAAATCGTTGTGGACGAGCTGAAAAAGGCTTATGTACGTAAAGAAATTAATTTCATGTTTAACGGCGATGATGTCGGAAATGAAAATCCTGGTGCGTTAGCGAAGAAAGCAGTAGCATTTACACCTTCTGTACCGGTAGATTTAAAGGCAACTGATGCAGGTCAAAAAATGTATGATGCATTAATTGAATTTAAAAATACACCAGTTACAGAAGTAATGAAAAAAGGAAGATTTATTATTAACCGTGCAGCATTAACGGCAATTGAGAAAATGAAAACTGCTGATGGATTTCCGTTATTACGTCCAATGACACAAGCAGAGGGCGGTATTGGTAATACGCTTGTTGGGTATCCTGTGGAATTTACTGATGCAGCTGATGTAAAAGGAAAACCAGATGTACCAGTTTTATATTTTGGTGATTTTTCAGCATTCCATATTCAAGATGTTATTGGAGCTATGGAATTACAAAAATTAATTGAAAAATTCGCTGGTACAAACAAAGTTGGATTCCAAATCTATAACTTATTAGATGGTCAATTAATTTATTCCCCATTTGAACCAGCTGTTTATCGTTTTGAAGTAAAAGCGGTAACTGGAGCTTAATATGGATGATTTAATTGAGAAATTAAAATCTCATATTCATTGGGAAGAGGGTATGGATGAAACCATGCTCTCTTTTTATATTGAACAAGCAAAGACTTATGTAAAGAACGCGACAGGCAAACAGACCGAGTATTTAATTATTATGGTCGCTGGTCTTATCTATGATTACAGAGTCTCTGAAAAAGAATTAGAACAGGCACTTGATGCTTTAACACCGTTCTTTGTCCAGGAGGTTTATGCTGATGAAGAGAAAGACGAATAAACTCAAATGGATGGGTGAGCTACTTAAATTAGGAGAAACAATTGATCCTGAAACAGACCGTGTTGTGATGGGATATCCATTAGAACGTAAAATTCGTTATAACAATATTGGGGTTACAGCCACTGATAAATTCACAACAAAAGATACGAATGAAATTGTAAAGAAAATTGAAGTTCGTATCGACCGTGACATTGAAAACAATCAAAAGGATTACCGTGTAAAAGTCGGTGGCCGTATTTATAATATTGAGCGCATTTATGTAAGAGAAGAAGACCGATTGATGGAGGTGTCACTATCTTATGCAAATTAGTTTTCAAGAATTAAGGGACATCATGAAAAAATCAGGCATTCCAGTATATCGTGATGAGGCTCCTACAACAGCAAAATATCCTTACATTGTGTATGAATTTGTGAATGAACAGCATAAACGGGCTTCAAATAAGGTTCTAAAAGATATGCCACTTTATCAAATTGCTGTTATTACAAATGGAACTGAAAAAGATTATGAGCCGTTAAAGGCTGTTTTTAACGAAGTAGGCGTGTCTTATTCTCAATTTGATGGAATGGGTTATGACGAGAACGATGATACCATAACGCAGTTTATAACGTATGTGAGGTGTATCAAGTAATGGCTTCAAATAACAATGGTTTTGCTGAAGCTTTAGAAGATATCAATACGTTATTACGTGTGAATAAAAAGGTCGAACTGGATGTATTAGACGAAGCAGCGAAGTATTTTGCTAGTAAATTAAAACCCAAAATCAAAGCCTCCAATAAAAACAAGCGAACGCATTTAAGAGATAGCCTAAAGGTTGTTGTGAAAGATGATCGTGTATCTGTGGAGTTTAAAGATGAAGCTTGGTATTGGTATTTAGTTGAACATGGCCATAAAAAAGCAAATGGTAAGGGCCGTGTGAAAGGGAAACATTTTGTTCAGAATACCTTTGATGCAGAAGGTGACAAAATTGCTGATATTATGGCACAAAAAATAATAGATAGAATGTGAGGATGATATACATGACAGTTGAAAATAAAGAAATTCAATATTCGGTAGGGATCGAAGATTTATATCTGTGCTTGATGAAGGGAAATGAAACTTCTAGTGCACTACCAACTTATGAGGATATCGTTTATAGACAAACGAATATTTCTGATTTAACGATTTCCACTACTTCTACTAATTTTACAAAGTGGGCATCTAACAAAAAAATTATTAACATTGTCAAAAATACAGCGTTTGGATTAGCTTTTAATCTTGCTGGTCTAAATCGTGAAGTAAAAGATAAAATCTTTGCCAAAACACGTAAAAAGGGCGTGTCTTTTGAAACAGCGAAGGCGAAGGCGTATCCAAAGTTCGCAGTAGGGGTTGTATTCCCTTTAAATGATGGAACAAAAATATTACGTTGGTATCCAAAATGTACGGTTGCTCCAGTAGAGGAATCTTGGAAAACACAAGGTGATGAAATGACTGTGGATGATATTGCTTACACAATTACAGCAGATCCATTGTTATTTAATGATGTAACACAAGCTGAATTGGATACTGGTGATCCAGAGGCAAAAGGAATTAAAGCTGAAGATTTCCTAAAACAAGTCATTTGTGATGAATCTCAACTAGCGCAACTAGGTGGAACGACTCAAACAGGTAAATAAGGAGGGTAATTATGGCACGTTTAAGTGATTTAGTAAATGTAAATATAACTAGAAATAGCATTAAGATACAGGGTGTCTCAATCCCTGTTATTTTTACTTTTGAATCTTTTCCTTATGTGGAAGAAGCATTTGGAACACCTTATCATGAATTTGAAAAAGAAATGAATGATATGTTAGCTAAAGGTCAATTTAGCCTGGGAGAAAATGAAGCGAAATTGATGCGTGCATTAATTTATGCGATGGTACGTAGTGGTGGTACGGAATGTACATTAGATGAAATTAAAGGTGCGATTCCTATGAATGATTTACCTGACATCTTCATCGTTGTATACGAAATTTTCAGCGGCCAAACTTTTCAGAATTCTGATATGGAGAAGTTGAAGCAAGAAAAAAAGTGAAAAATATACTGACTAAAAACGAGGAATCTCAGTCCGAATTGGACTGGGATTTTTATTTTTATGTCGGTAATACGTTGCTTGGTTTAAGTATGGATGACTTTTGGAAAATCACACCGGCACATTTTTTAAAACAATTCATTATGCATCTTAGATATAACAATCCGGATGCATTACATGAGCAGAAACCGAAACAAATCTACACGTTAGATCAAACACCATTCTTATAAGAAATGAGGTGAGAAAATGCCAGGGAATAGTAAAGAAAGGAATGTCGTCCTTAATTTTAAAATGGATGGCCAAGTTCAGTATGCAAATACATTGAAACAAATCAATATGGTTATGAATAATGCAGCGAAAGAATATAAAAATCATATTGCAGCAATGGGCCAAGATGCAACGATGACTGATAAACTTCTTGCTGAAAAGAAGAAGCTTGAAATTCAAATGGAAGCAGCTAAAAAGCGTACAGCTATGTTGCGTTCTGAATATCAAGCTATGTCCAAGGACACAAGTACAACCGCTGAACAACTCAATAAAATGTATGGGAAGTTGCTTGATGCAGAACGTGCTGAAACTTCTCTTGATAATGCAATGAAAAGAGTGAATGAAGGTCTTTCCGAACAAGCAATTGAAGCTAGGGAAGCACGTGGAACTTTACTGGATTTACAAGAGAATTCTAAGAAACTTGAAGCTGAACAGAAGCGCTTGACAAGCTCATTCAAACTTCAAAATGCTGAATTAGGTCAAAATGCTAGTGAAGCGGATAAGTTGGAATTAGCGCAGAAACAACTACGTCAGCAAATGGAAATGACTGATAGGGTCGTCCACAACTTAGAACAACAGTTGAGTGCAGCAAAGCGTGTGTATGGTGAGAATTCTACTGAAGTGCAGCAACTTGAAGCTAAATTAAACCAAGCAAAAACGACATTAAAGCAATTCGAAAACTCCTTACAAAGTGTTGGGCGAAGTGGTTCACAAGCTGCGGATGGTATGGCGGAAATAAATAAGAAACTTGATATGAACAATTTAATGGAAGCTGCTGAAGTCCTACAAGGAATATCCGAAAAATTGATTGAAATGGGAAAGTCAATTGTAAATACAGCAATAGAATTTGATGGATCACAGAGGAAAATTCAAGCTTCATTAGGATTGACTGGGAAAGGCGCTGAGAATCTTCAAAAGATTGCTGTTGATACTTGGAAAAAAGGTTTTGCTGAAAATCTTGAAGACGTAGATAATGCGCTTATAAAGGTCTATCAAAACATGAGAGACGTTCCATATGAAGAGCTCCAAATGGCATCGGAGGATGTTTTAACATTAGCAAAAATTTATGATGTGGACTTAAATGAAGCGACTCGAGGTGCAGGACAACTAATGAGTCAATTTGGTTTATCGACACAAGAAACATTTGATTTACTCGCAGCTGGTGCTCAAGAAGGATTGAATTATTCAGATGAGCTCTTTGACAATCTTTCAGAGTATGCACCGCTATTTAAACAAGCTGGGTTTACTGCTGATGAAATGTTTACAATTTTAGCAAATGGAACGAAAAGCGGTTCTTATAATTTGGATTACATTAATGATCTTGTTAAAGAGTTCGGTATTCGTGTACAAGACGGTTCTAAAGGTGTATCTGAGGGATTCGGTGATTTATCTGAAGAGACACAAAAAGTATGGAAATCCTTTACTGAAGGTAAGGGAACAGCAGCCGATGTTTTTAATGCTGTGTTAGATGATCTTCAAAAGATGGATGACAAAGTAAAAGCAAACCAGATTGGTGTTGCTTTATTTGGCGTGAAATGGGAAGACATGGGCGCTGAAGCTGTACTTAGTTTAAATAATGTACATGGTGGTCTTGGTGATGTGACTGGACGTATGGATGAAATGAAGAAACTTCAGGAAGAATCCTTGGGACAACAATTTCAAAAAGCATTAAGAGAAACACAAGCGGCGTTAGAACCACTTGGAAAGAAATTTGCAGAATTAGCTAAAGATATTTTACCTCCAATAGTTGACGGGATTAAATCTGTAATGGATTGGTTTAGTAAATTGTCTGAGGCAGATCAAACGCTTTTAATCGTGATGGGTACATTGAGTGCCGCATTTATTATTTTAACTCCAATTGTGGCAGCTCTCGCTGTTTCATTTGGTGCGTTGGACCTTGCACTTTTACCTGTGATAGCTACGATTGCAGCAGTTTCCTTGGTGATAACTGGTATCATCATGTTGATAAAAAACTGGGGTGCTATAACCGATTGGCTTTCTGAAAAGTGGTCACAATTTAAAGATTGGTTTGGTGATTTGTGGTCAGGTATAGTTCAGGCATGCAGTGATGGTTGGTCTGCTACAGTTGATTACTTTTCTGGAGCCTGGTCAGATTTTTTTAATATGGTAAATGAGTTCTTTCAACCTATAGGTCAATTTTTCACTGATCTATGGACGGGTATTTCTGATACAGCATCGGAAATTTGGACAAGTATTACTGATTTTTTTTCAGAATCGTGGTCTTCATTCATTGAATTAGCAGATAGTATATTGTCTCCTTTAGGCGAGTTTTTCAGTGAATTGTGGACGGGTATTGTTGAAACGGCAACTTCTATTTGGGATCAATTAAAGACAGCTTGGCAAGAAACTTGGAATACTATTGTTACGGTTTTAGATCCAATTATTTCTTTGATTTCTACAGTTCTTGAGGCTGGATGGTTATTAATACAAGCTGGAGCACAAATTGCTTGGGCGGCCATATCTCAATATATTATTCAACCAATTCAAGAAGCGTATGATTGGGTAAGTAAACAAATTGGTGAATTGATCACATGGCTTAGTACGCAGTGGGAAATTGCCAAGGCTGCTGCACAAGTTGCTTGGGGCTTATTTAAACAATATATTACTCAACCTGTTCAAGAAGCATGGAACTGGGTTAAAGAACAAATTGGTGAGCTTGTTTCTTGGTTAAATTCACAATGGGAGACAGTGAAATCATATACTTCTGCAGCATGGAATTTAGTAAAGCAATATGTCATTCAGCCAGTTCAGGAATTGTGGAATGCAACAAAAGAAAAACTGAATGATTTAGCGAATTGGATATTAGGTAATTGGGCAAAAATCCAATCTTATACACTTACGGCATGGAATTTAGTTTATAAATATATTATTGATCCGGTTATTTCAGCTTATAATTCTGCAAAAGAGAAATTCAATGATATGTACAACACAGCACGGGAGAAATTTGATTCTGTAAAAAATGCAGCCCAAGAAAAGTTTGATGCAGCAAAGAGATTTATCGTTGATCCGATAAAAGATGCGGTGGAGAAGGTACAAGGGTTTATTGAAAAAATAAAAGGATTCTTTAATAATCTCACATTAAAAATACCGAAACCAGAAATGCCTAAAATGCCACATTTTAGTTTAGAAACTAGCACGAAAAACATTTTAGGTAAAGACATTACGTATCCTTCTGGCATTGGTGTTCAATGGCGTGCAAAAGGTGGTATTTTTACTAGACCTACAATTTTCGGTATGAATAATGGTCAATTACAAGGTGCAGGAGAAGCTGGAAATGAAGCAGTTTTACCGTTAAATAAAAAAACATTAGGTGCAATTGGTGAAGGGATTGCGGCAACAATGTCTACTGAACCAACTGTGGTTAATATTTATAATCCTTCAGTGAGGGATGATCGTGATATAGACCGCATGGTAGGGAAAATTGATGATGCACTTGCTCAAAAAGGGCGTAATTCAAAAATAGGAATAGGGAGGACGACTTAATTGTTGGATATAGGAATCGATAATGAATTAGCAAGCAGTTACGGATTAGGTTTAGTAGGTCGTCCAGTGATTCCAACTGCAAAACAAAAGGTAGAACACATAGAAATACCAGGACGACATGGTTCACTTACAAAGAAAGGTGCATATGAAAATGTCCCTTTTAAGGTGAAATTTAATATGTTGGAAAGGGAAAATATTAAACCTTTCATAAGACGTGCAAAACCTTGGTTGTTACAAGGGAGAACACTCTTTTTCACAGATGATGATGTGTATCGGAAGATTAAGCATGTTGAAATGGGAGACATCATAACTGAAATTGAGGAGCATGGTGAATTTGAGGTGGATTTCACGTTAGATCCCTTTGAATATACAGAGGATATAAATCTAAAGCTTACCAACCCAGGTGTAATTTATAATCCAGGTACAATTGAATCTGATCCTAAGTTTTGGATTGTCGGAAACGGTACTTTCCGTATAACAATCAATGACGTCTCTTTTCAAATAAAAGATGTGAATGGTTCTGTTGTCATAGACTCAGAAGTACTTGAAGCATATACCGATACCATATCAATGAATAATAAAATGGTTGGGCAGTTCCCTATATTTAACGTAGGAGAAAATACAATAGAGTGGTCAGGAGCAATTCAATTCATGGAAATTCGACCTAGGTGGAGATATAAATGATTACTTTATATAAACCAAATGAGACTGATTTTACACACAATGGTATAGGGGCTTTAGATAAAAATATTTATAGCGCAACTGTTGAGGAAGAACTCAATGGTTTATTTTTATTTTCATTTAGTTATCCATTGTTTGCACCACATGGTCTGGAAATAGAGGGAATGAGCATCTTTAAAGTTCCAACCCCTGATGGTGAACAACTGTTTCGAGTGGCAACGCCTAAAGTCAGTATGGGTGAGATTACAGCGCAATGTTATCACATTTTTTATGACTTAACAGAAAATCTAATTGAAGATATTTTTGCTGAAACAACAAATGGTAATGGAGCTATGAATCGTATGTCAGCAGGATGCCAATATAAGCATCCTTTTCAGTTTTATTCAGATGTATCAAAGATAGCAAGTGCACGTATTGTCCGTAAAAATCCTGTGGAAGCATTATTGGATTCTAGTCAAGATAATTCATTTGTTAATCGTTGGGGTGGCGAATTAAAACGAGATAATTTTGATGTGAAGATGCTACAAAATCGTGGTATGGATCGTGGGGTAGTGATTCGTCATAAGAAAGATTTACTAGGATATGAAGGTAATGTGGATTGGAAAAGTCCCATAACTAGAATCATGCCACAAGGGTTTGATGGGTTATTTCTTCCTGAAAAGTATGTGGATAGCCCACTTATAAATAAGTATCCTCATCCTAAAATCAAAGTGGTTGAATTTAAACATATTAAAGCAGCTATTGGTGAAAATGCTGATGACGAAGATGCTGTTCCGTTAGAAGAAGCATATAGGTTATTACGCCAGGCGGCCAAGGATATGTTTGCTATTCAAAAGGTTGATCAGCCTAAAGCAACTTATAACGTTAAGTTTCAGGAGTTATCACAAACGGAAGAGTATAAGGATTATAAGCATTTACAAAGTGTTTATATGGCAGATACTGTAACGGTTGAACATCAAGAAGATGGAATTGATATAAAAGCGAAGGTAATTGCTTATAAGTATGACCCGATAAAAAAAGAGTATCTAGATATAACTATTGGTAATTTCAAAGAATCTTTTACGGATGTTTCTGGTAGGGTTGACCTGGTACAAGAAGAGTTATCAAATATGCCAAGTTCGATTTTGGATGCAGCAAAAGCAAATGCTACAAGCCTTATTAATTCAGGATTCGGAGGGCATGTCCGTGTTTATCCAGATCGTATTTTAATTATGGATACGAAAGATGAAAAGAGTGCGAAAAAGGTTTGGCAATGGAACTTGAATGGATTAGGGTATTCTTCCACAGGTGTGAATGGACCATATGGAACTGCAATTACAAGTGATGGAAGAATTGTTGCTGATTTTATTACTGCAGGTACATTAAGCGGGAACGTTGTTCGAGGGGGAGAAATAACAGGTTCAACATTACGAACTTCAGATAGTGTGAACTATGTAAATATTTCAAAGCAATTTATACGCTTGTATGAGTCATCTAAAACAAGGGTGTTTGTAGGGTATTACAAAAATAGTAGAAATGAAATACAGCCTACTCTTATTTTAGGTGGAGATTCAGATTCCACAGGGGCAAATGGTGCTATTATGGTGTACCAATTCTCAGATACGAGCGTTAAGTCTGGTGGAATCGGAATTACAAAAGGACTTGATGGCAATGGATACTTGAATGCAGCTTCTTTATATTTTTCGCAAACAGGGAATGCAATGCTTGATGCAGACAAAATGATTGTCCTAAATGCCCAAAGTGAGATGAGATTTAAGGTTAAAGATCAATTCCGCTTTTATCGTAATGACAATTGGATTGCAAGTATCGGGGTTGCATCGGGAGGGGATACAGATATCATGCTCCCAAATGCGATAATACGCAATTCGAGTTGGGATAATGGGTATATCCAAGTGAAAACCGCTCTTGGGACATATTATCAAGGAGTAATTGCTTCAGACTTCAAAGTTTCTTCAAAAGAAACCTATAAAACCAATATCCGTCCTGTTGCATTCAGCGCACTGGAAAAGGTAATGGAATGGGAAATTAAACAATACAATTTGAAAACCGACATTCCAAAACTGTATGAGATGCGTATGAATCGTAAGGAAGGAGAGCCAACAATTACTACAGATGCAATTCCTACACATTATGGTTTAGTTATTCCAAAAGAATCAGAGGAAAATGGTGTAGGCTTATATGGAATGCTTTCACAATTAACAAGTGCATTTCAAGAGTATGTAACTAAAACCAGGGCAAAATTCGAAGAAATAGAGCCGATAAAGCCTAAAGGGAATATAAAACACAGGAACAAAATAAAACGTCAAAGAAGACCGCCTAGACGCGTGAAAAGGAATAGTTAGAGAGAGGTGTAGTCATGCGAAATGAGGAAATTATTATAGATTTAGCAGATCCTGTGTTTACCAAAATAATTCGTTCGAGACAAAATGATAAAAACGGATTGAAGCTTACTGTATATGTAAGAGAAAAGGGGCAAATTGTTGATTTAACAGGGTATGCAGTAAAGTATGAAGCGATTAATCAAGTCGGACTGTTCGTTCGGGATGATGCCCAAATAGTTGATGCAAAGAATGGTGTATTTTCATATACGTTGTCCTCACAAGCTGTTTCCACATCGGATGATTGGACAGCTTATTTTGTGATGGAAAAAAGTACAGAACGAATGAGTACACCAGACATTCGTATTACATTAAGACGGGATGTAAAAGAAGGTAATATTAAAATCGAAAACTATATTTCTGAGTTTGAGATTATTAAGAAAACGTTGGACGAGTTACAACAGAAATTAAATGCTATGGATGTTGTTAAGAAGAGCGGAGACACCATGATAGGTGACCTGAATCTTAATGTAGGTTTAGCTTTAAAGCGTATTACGTCTAAGGATAGCACAAAAGATTTAATCTCATTAGCGTTTGGATCAAACGGCTCGTTTTGGATTGAAGACCGTCAGAATAACAACTTGAATGTTCTCCACTACGACAACACTAATAAGAAGTTAAACGTAAATATAGATACCAACCTCATGAAGAAGAGTAACGACTCATTCACAGGGCTTACACGATTCACTCAGAATGCTCAGCTTATGATAGCTCAGTCTGACGAGAATACAGGTGCTTCTGCTCGTGGGTTACACTACATGGATAAAGATACAGACGTAATTGTTAATCGTGGCGGAATTGGACGTTTCAAAGGGGCTAAGAACGGTGAGGAATATCTTTACATGGGATTCGGTGCTACTCCCTGGGATTCTCAAAGTGGGTTAATAGTTCGTCCTGATGGATCAGCAACCTTGAAAGGTAAAAAGATAGCGACCGCTGAAAATGATACTGGATGGATTAAACTTCTTACAACTGGGGTAGAAAATGTTGCTAACAGAGATATGAAGTATAAAAGAAGTGGTGAAAACATTAGTGTAATTGGTTCAGTGCGAAATCCTCAAAACGAAACAGTATTTGCTACACTACCAGTTGGATTTAGACCCGTACAGCACATTGCTTTTCCAGCACTGGCATATGGATATACACCCGCAGTTTGTGAAGTTACAATAAAACCTGACGGCGGGGTTTTCGTGAATGGTGTTCCAAGCGGAAGTACTGTTCATATTGCAATGAACTTTTTAATTTAAATTGTACACGTTAAGCATGTATAAGTAGGCTGAATAAAGGAGTGGAAAAATGGAGCGTATTGATGTATTGCTAAAAGCGTTTATAGCTACGTTTGGCGGTTTTTGTGGGTATTTTTGGGGAGGATGGGATGCAACATTGAAAATCTTAGTGACGATGGCAGTTATTGATTATTTAACTGGCATGATTGCGGCAGGATACAACGGAGAATTAAAAAGTAAAGTTGGTTTCAAAGGCATCGCCAAAAAGGTGGTGCTTTTTCTTTTGGTCGGTGCAGCCGCTCAATTAGATGCATTGTTAGGAAGCAATAGCGCTATTCGCGAAGCAACGATTTTCTTCTTTATGGGTAATGAATTGCTTTCGCTTTTAGAAAATGCTGGGCGAATGGGTATCCCACTCCCGCAACCATTAACAAATGCAGTTGAAATTTTAGGTGGTAAACAAAAACAAGAAGAGAAAAAAGGAGATGTTCAATAATGGGTTACACTGTAGATATTTCAAAATGGAATGGTGACATTAACTGGCCTGTAGCAAAACAATACATTGATTTTATTATCGCTCGTGTACAAGATGGTTCTAATTATGTAGATCCATTATACAAAGGATATGTACAAGCAATGAAACAACATGGAATCCCTTTTGGTAACTATGCATTCTGTCGTTTCGTTTCTGAAAATGATGCACGTATAGAAGCCCGGGACTTTTGGAACCGTGGAGACAAGAGCGCAACAGTCTGGGTTGCTGATGTAGAAGTAAAAACAATGGATAATATGAGAGCAGGAACACAAGCTTTTATTGATGAATTACGACGATTAGGTGCTCAGAAAGTTGGTTTATATGTAGGCCATCACATGTATGCTCCGTTCGGAATGGCAAATGTAAAGGCTGATTTTGTATGGATTCCTCGTTATGGTGGGAAGAAACCTGATTATCCATGCGATATTTGGCAATACACAGAAACAGGAAATGTTCCTGGTATTGGAAAGTGTGATTTGAACCAATTGATTGGCAGCAAGCCATTATCTTGGTTCACAGAAGAAAAACAACAAGAACAACCGGTTTCTAATGGTGGCTATCAATACGTTAAATCTGGTGGATTTGGCGTTTCATTAGTTCCAGAAGTATTAAATGCCATGAATGAGCGTGGAATTAAAGGAAAGGTTATATCTGATCCTTTAACTGGCGTGGCGTACTTGGAAACGGAAGTGTTGCCTAATACTGAATTAGATAAAATCACTTGGTGGATGGATAATCGACCAGGTGGAAAATGGTTTTATGAGTATTTTAAGAAATAAAACAAAAGAATTGTTTTATTAAAATGAATAATGAAAACCAGAGTACTCTTGTGGAGTGCTCTGGTTACATAGGATGCTTATTATAAAAGAGGAACGTATTAATTGCATTGTATGTAGCAACATGCTGAAATATGAGAAAAAGCAATCCAGGGTGGTGAGGCCGGAATGCTTTTTCTGTATATAGAAAGGCATCATGCCAGGAGCAATTTAATATATGCTTCTAAAGTACGTAATGTTCCATCAAAATAAAAAGGCACCTTCCCCAGCTGAAGGTGCCTCATGTGGTGATTCTCTAGATGTATAAATAGTATATCCAATATTAGTGAAGGATAGAACTTATTATTGACCGATAAATGTATATGTTAAATATATTTTTACAAAAGAATAGTTTTATAAATCAGAAATTCTTCTAACTTGTTTTTCTTTCTTCATAAAATTCCTCTTATATTGTTTAAAGTCTTGTTTATCGACTCTGAACTTCTCTCCAGTAGCAACGTTTTTAACTAAATATGTTGTACGCTTAAATTCTCTAATGTAATAGATCACTAATCCAACTAAAAGGGATATACACATTGTTGCTGGGATAGCTAAAATACAAAGAACGATAATGAGCGCAGAAATTTTATCTGATTCATAAACTCTTTTTAACACTATGCGTTTTCCAGAAGCAGCTTGCGCTTGGTGTAATTGTTGCATGCGTTGTAGCGATGCGACGGTATCATAACTCACGTGTTCAACCTCCTATTTTAAGTTGTATTGAATTAATACATATTCATAGTATTTTATTTTGATGTAACTACACTGTTATTGTACATTTTGTCTACCTGTTCTTTATTATATCCATATGACAGTGTCAATCTGTCATCTACAAACAAACAAGTGCCTACATTAAAGCCTCGACACCCAGCCATAAATTTAGAAAGTTTAGGAATAAAACCAATTGCTTCAATATCCATTAGAATAAAACGTACTGGAATCGCTCTTTTATTTTGCTGTGCACCTTTTAACATATGGCTCATAAATGAAAAAATTCGATTTCCTATATCGGGCATAAAGTCTTCTTGTTGTTGATCATGATCTGTATACGTGAAATAAACAATTATTTTACGCTTTAATAGTTGCAGTAAATCTTGTTTAGAATTTGAATGTAGTTCTGTATAAGGAAGTAATAAGATTTCATAACCCTGATCATATTTTAGAGCAGATGTTTTTTGATACATAATGCCTTTGTAATCTAATACAAAAAGTGATTCCGCTTCAAAACCTATGATAAATTGCTCTACTTCAATTAATCCATTTTTAGGATCATAATATTTTTCAATAATTCGATTTAATGTTTTGAATGATGGTTGTTTTGACATTGTAATTACTCCTGGTTATATTTTTTCTCTTGGTGTTTTTCAGTGGCTAATTTTTCAGATGTTTTCCTGCTCACCTTAACTTTTAATCCGTATTTTCTTTCGTAAAGTTCTTCAAAAACTTCCTCTATTTTTCGTTCACCGTATACTTCTTTTACAATCCTCAAGTTGGTTTTGGGTCTAGGCATATATTATCTCCCCTCTTCAATCCAAATTTCTTCCACAGTCAGATCCAAAGCTTTTGCAATACGAAGCGCAACTCTTAACGTAGGTTCACTTTTCCCTCTTGCTATCATGCTTAATGTTTGGTCTGTAATACCCACCAGTTTCGCAAGATCAGACTGTTTTAGCATTCGTTCGGCCAAGATTATCTTTAATTTACACTTCATAAAATCCCTCCTTTTTCAATGTTCTATTTCAATTTTTAAAAACCTCTAATATTTTTATTTGTGGACAAACAAGTTTTAAAGTTCTACATCATATACCTATATTACTTCCACTCAGAAGCCCACGAAGACTTCTACTTGGAATTCCAAATGGCATCGTAGATATTAAGAGAGGAGAGGGTTGCATGCGTTCTCAGTATAGTTATCTCAATGTAACGCCGTATTTATATTCATCAAAAGAATTACGTCACATGTATAACGAATCAAGATCCAGAAAAGAGACGGAATCTATTCTTACTCACATGAGGAACCATGAAGTATTTGATAATAAAGAATACAAAGGGTATTTCAACTTATCACAAGTTATTGAAGAAGATTTATATGGAGAAGAGGAAGATATATTGAATTGGCAAGATTTAATGGAGCGGTATCAAATTGTAGCTACCAAATCAGGGATTAAATTTCGTGAGAAAGAGGAACTGGTTGAGGAGGAATGGCTATGACACTTGCAGGAGAAGCAGTCATTATTTGGACGGCAACAGGTTTGTCTGTAATTGCGATGAGTGTAGCTGAAAAAATGGGGAAGAGTGTTCCACATTGGCTTCCACGTATAACCTTGTATACGACGCTTACGGGCTCGTTCTTATATCTTCTACGTTATGTTCTCGTTATGTTTCTATGAAGGAATATGATGTGGAAGAGAGGGACAGTAGAATTCATAAGCGAAAATGCTTGTTCTGTCTTCTTCCAACAAAGTGCAATGATATCCTTATAGGATATCTAAAGGAGAAATGTTTATGCTGGAATTACTATTGGTCCCGACGACAGCTTTAACTATTGCATTCGTAAGTGATCGGTTTAAAAGTAAAATAGATGATAAAAAGAAGATACAAGTATTTTTTGAAGTGTCAGGAATTGCAATTAAAAAAGATGATAGGATTCATTATCCAACATTTAAGAAGCGAACTCATGATGATCGAAGTACAACATATGTGTATGAGTTGCCTGTTGGTATGCCGAGTAAAATTATTCAAAAAGTTGAAGATGTTGTAAGTGAAGGGTTAAATAAACCTGTTCGAATTCAGTATGACAATTATAAATTGAACATACGTGTATTCGATCAAGAAATACCGAAGAAATGGGAATGGTCAACAAATTTAATTCAAGCTGGAAAATGGCTTGTGCCAATCGGGCAAAGTTTAGAACAATTGGTTTATCATGATTTTGATAAAACACCACATATGACATTAGGTGGTTTAACTCGTATGGGAAAGACTGTATTCCTAAAGAATGTGATGACATCTCTTATTACTGCACAAGCAAACAATACGCACTTGTTTATTATTGATTTAAAAGGAGGATTAGAGTTCGGACCGTACCAAAACATAAAGCAGGTTGATTCTATTGCAGAAAAGCCACTGGAAGCTTTTCAGGTATTAAGCGCGATTCTAAAAAAGATGGAAGAAAAAATGCTTTTTATGAAAGAACACCATTATACCAATGTGGTAGAAACAAATATAAGAGAACGCTACTTTATTATCGTAGATGAAGGGGCAGAACTTTGTCCTGATAAAAGTATGAATAGGGAACAACAAAAGTTATTAGGAGCTTGTCAACAGATGATTTCTCACATAGCGCGAATTGGTGGAGCATTAGGATTTCGATTGATTTTTTGCACACAATATCCTACTGGCGATACTTTACCACGTCAAGTGAAACAAAACAGTGATGCAAAATTAGGATTTCGGTTACCAACTCAAACAGCTTCTCAAGTTGTCATCGATGAAACTGGTCTTGAATCGATTGAAAGTATACCAGGGCGTGCGCTTTTTAAAACTGATCGATTAACAGAGATTCAAGTCCCTTATATCTCAAATGAACAGATGTGGGACGTATTAAAACAATACGAGGTGAAAAAGGATGCATATGCAGACACATATCAAAATGAATCGTCAGATGATGATTTTGACCTCGATTAGAAAGCTAAAATTTGCGACAAGAAGACACTTAATGGCAATTCACGATATGGGAGGAATTCGAAATGCAAATCGAATTTTAAAAGATTTAAGTCCATATGTGAATAGTACCGTTTATAAAAAAGAGCATGTATATTACCTCAATAAACAAGGACGTGCGCTATTCGATGATGTAGAAAAGGTTGTGCCCACCATTCGATTAGCACACAGCCTCATGAGAAACGAAGCGTGGCTGAATCTATTTTGTCCTGAGGATTGGCAGATAGAAGCCCCTATACGTTATAAAGTAGATGACAAGAAGCGAACCATTATTCCGGATGTAAAGTACCGTGATAGTGACGGGATTCTCAATGCAGTCGAAATAGATCGTACACAAATGATGAATGTGAACAGTGAAAAAATGAATAAGTATGGTGAATTCACGGTGTATTATAAAAACAAATATAACGGGAAAGTCCCTATCCTTCATTTCTTTACACTCACACCATTTAGGCAAAAGACGCTAGAACAATTTGCTGTGCAGCAAGGTGTATATGCAAAGGTATATGTGATACCTGAAGTGTAAAAGAGAGCATCACATACCAAATTCAGGGTCAAAATAATATTTGTTCATCAAATTGTTTACGATACCGTTGAAATACGCAAACTTACCCTTTTTCATTTTGACTCCATCTTTTACCTTCATCGCAAATTCTTTCATAGCTTGTACACCAATTTGTAGTTCTTGTTCTTTGTCAAACGCCGTTTGGCCTGTTGTATGATTTATTACACAATTGCATTGTTTTACGACCTTCCAAAATTCTTGAATTGTTTTAGCTTTTGAATAAAATGCTGAAGTTAGGGAAACGAAACGTTTCGGAACCCAATGGGCTACAAATTCAGCACATTTAATGTTTTCTTTAGGTACAGCATTATTGTCATTACCATTACGTTTATTTATATCTTTACTCTTTTGTTTTAAGATTTTAGTATTTGTTTTAACGGTAGGACACTTCTTAGTCGTTTCAGTAGGGTGCTTGTGGGACACTTCATTTACAATTGGTTGGATAATAATTGCATTAGAAGTTTGGCGCATATCTTTTTTTCGCTTCATGGCTATTTGCTTAATTATTCTTAAAGTCACAAGTTTCGTCATTAAACGTTGTACAGTTTTATATGATACGCTCATTATCTCAGCTATTCTATTTTTACATAGGAAACTAACACCTACGTATTTGCAGCTATGACGCTTTAAAATTTCAAGTAATGCAATTAATTTAGATTGTACATCTGCACGTTTAATAGACGTTTTAATTACATCTCTGTATACTCTAATCGTTTGATTTAATTCCTGTACATTTGAAAATGTTGATAAATTATGATAGGACTCTGGTTGAGCTAATACATCAATACATTTTTTCAT